GCGGATGTAGGCGTTCATGTAGCGGAACAGCAGGCCAGCCGGGCCGTCGAGGTTCTCGCCGATCATGTCGGTGGCGTACTCAACCGCCTCGTTGATCTCGTCTCGACCGAAGCAGGCGCCGTCGGCGCGCTCCATGTACCGACCGAGGTTCTCAACGATGCAGGCGCGGGCGCTGTAGCGGGTGAACTCGTGGCGCTCGCTGGCGGCCTCGTAATAATCATCAACGACTTCTTGATAGGTCAGTTCGGTGGTCATCTGTTTTCTCCATGTCGCGTGATTTCGACGACCCTTTATTGCACACGCCGAAAGAGGCCGCAACGGTTGTTTTCAGCGCTTGCAAAAAAAAGTGAGCCGTGCGAAACAGGCATTATGAAACGCCGTCGCACCATTTCCGACCTCACCGTCGCTGACCTCCGCGCCCTTGGGCTGTCTCACAGCTTTATCAGCCGTCTTCGTAATCGCCTCTGCCGGCCATCGCTGCCGGTCGCGGTTGAGATTGAACGGACCTACGGCATTCCGCCCCGCGCGTGGCTGGAGCCGGCGCAGTGACCTTCCTTCCAATTCAGTTCCGACCGGGGTCTCCTCCGGATGGACAGCCGGGGGCCTTCCAAAAGGTGGCGCAGCCCGAGCGGTCAAAGCTGGTCCCCGGTCGGGGAGCATTTGCCAGCAATGCGCCGCAACCCCGGCAGAGGGCGGGCGCTCCCCCGCTCGCCCTCAACCCCTTTGCTGCGGCAATTCGCCGCATCCGCGCCAAGTGGGCCTTCCAGCGCGCCATGACCGAGTTCGACCGCCGGATCGCCGAGGCCCGCCGCGCGCACAAGCCCACCCGGCACATCGAGGCCGAGCGCCGGGCTTTTACCCATGCAGCGCTCAAGGCGCAGGTGGGCCGGTGATCTCCCTGACCCTGCCTTATCCCCCGAGCGTCAACGCCACCCATCGCGCCGTCAATGGCCGGGTGATCCTGTCCAAGCGGTATCGGGACTGGATCTTGGAGGCCGGGAAGGCCGTGGCCGCGCAACTGCCGGCGCAGGCCCCGCTCCAACATTACCGGCTCTGGATCGAGGCCACGGCGCCCGACCGCCGACGCCGCGACCTCGGCAACCTCGAAAAGCCCACGAGCGACCTCCTGAAGCGCGCCGGGGTGATCGAGGACGACGCTTTCGCCCGCGCCATCATCATCCAGTGGTCGCGCCAACCGCCCGCGAAACCGGGCTCACTCAAACTGAGGATCTATAATGCCCCTGCCCACCGATAGACACTGGACCGTCGAAGAGACGGACGCGCTGCGCCGCATGATCGCGGAGGGCTTTTCCCGCGCCGCCATCGCCGACGCGCTCAACCGCAGCACGGAATCCATCAGCAAGCGTTCGGCCCTGCTGCGCCGGAACACGCCGCCTCGCTTCCTCGCATGGACGCAGCGGGAAGATGAGCGGCTTATTGAAATGCGCCGGGCCGGACTAAGCGCCAGCAAGATCGCCCGCGAGCTGGAGAACCGGACCCCTGGAGCTGTTCTCTACCGCCTGACGGTTCTTGGTCCGGGCGTCCATGGTGTCGACGCGCCACAAGTCGCGCGGCAGGAGGTGGCCCAAAAATGCGACCGCGAGGGCGTTGAAAAGCACCTCGACGCCATCCTGGCCGCCAACCCCAACGGGTTCATGGCCTGGTCGGAGAAGCGCGTGGGTGTGCGGGGCATCGCCCCCTGCGCCCCGGTGTTCTTCCCGCTCAAGAGGGCCGCGTGATGCGTTCGATCCTCTGGACCCCCGACGAAGACGCGACCCTCCTGCGCCTGCAGCTGGAGGGCAAGAGCGCCCGCGAGATCGCCCGCACCATCGTCAAGACCCGCAGTGCGGTGATCGGCCGGCTGCATCGCCTGCGCGACAAGGGCCTCGGCCTGCCGAAGCAGTCGCCTCGCCGGTCAACAACCGCGCGCCCTGAGACGAAGCCTCGCAGGCCCAGCGCGCCGCGCGCCATCACGGCTTTGAAAGCTGCCGAAGCCGAGGCGGTGAAGGCCAACACCGGGCCGGGGCGTCATCTCGGATGCCCGACGTCCCGCGAGCCCTGGAGGCCGATCAAGGCCGAGGCGTTCAAGCCCCTGCCCGGATCGGAGCCCATCCCGCTCATCGGCCGCCCGGCCTTCACTTGCGCGTGGGTGGTGGAAGGGGAGGGCGCTGACGCTCTCTGCTGCGGCGAGCGCGTCAGCGTGGGGGCCTACTGCCCGACCCATCGGAAGGTGGCCTACCTGCCCACGGCTCCAATCCGGGTGCGGGACTTCCGGAGGTATGCCGCATGACGCTGATGTATCAAGTGGGCTGCATCCCCGGCTATGGGATGCCGGTGGACCTGTCGGCGTCCCGCGCGACGGGCATGGACTTGGTGCGCGAGATCGCCCGCGAGGTCGGCCAGCGCCACGGCGTGAGCATGGCCGACATCCTCGGCGAGCGCCGCTTCCGCGCCATCGTCCACGCCCGGCAGGAGGTGGCCTGGAGGCTCGCCCGCCTGCGCCACCCGGACGGCTCCCGCCGCTTCTCCCTGCCCCAGATCGGCCAATGGCTGGGCGGCCTGCATCACACCACCATCATTCACGCCATCCGGGCCCATGAGCGGCGCATGGGAGGCAACCCATGAGCGCGCCGCCGTTCATGCCCCTCTATGTCGCGGAATACCGCGCCGACACCGGCCACCTCGGCACGGTGGAGCATGGCGCCTACCTCCTGCTGCTCATGGCCATGTGGCGGGCCAACGGCAAGCTGCCCGCCGACGATGAGCGCCTGTCCCGCCTAACGCTGCTGTCTGCCGACGAATGGGCGAAGGTCAAGCCGGTCGTCCTGGAGTTCTTCACCCGGCGCGGCGGCGTCCTGACCCACAAGCGGGTGGCCGTCGAACTGAAGCGCTACACCGACCGGGTTGAGCAACGGAAACGTGCGGCCCAGAGCGGGGCAAAAAAGGCCATGAAAGCGAGTGCGGGCGAAAACATCAACGAAAACAACGAAAATGCACCCAATCTCGCTATAGCGAAAACGGAGCATTTGCTCCGGAACCAGAACCAGAACCAGAACCAGAACCAGAAAGATAAAGATATAGGTGGTGAAGGTTTAGGCGCGCGGGGGCGCGAAGATGTTTCCCCTCGAAATGAAGCCCTTGAACCTCCGACCGACTGGCCTGCCGTCGGCGAGAACCTCGCGGTGCTTGCCGCCCGTGAGGTCAACAGCGCCGTGCTTGACCCGGCGCGAACGCCAGGCCTGGTGACGACTGCCGCTCGCATGGCGGCATGGAAGCGGGCGGGGGCCAGCTGGCGGGAGGATGTCATCCCGGCCCTGCAGGTGCTGACCGCCGCAGCGACCGAGCCGATCAAGAGCTGGGCTTACTTCGACGGCGCGATTGCCCGCAGCGTTTCGGCGCGGTCCCGGCCGCTGGGGGTCGGCGAGGCCATCGCGGGCCGGGGCGTGGTGGTCTCGCTGGGCGACCGGATCGCCGAGGAACACGCCAGGGCGAACGACCTGGCCAAGCAAAAGCTCGAACGGATGGGGATTGCCTGGGATGGCTAAGGCGAACGAGATCAGTGAGGCGCTGGCGGCTTTGGCCGTGCATTGCCGCCCGGCGGCGATGAGCCCGGATGAGCGGGCCATGTGGGTGGCCGGATGGGTCGAGGACCTGCGGGAGTACCCGATTGAGGCCATCCTGACGGCCTGCCGCCGCTGGCGGCTGGGGCAGGACCGGAGGTTTCCGACGCCCGGCCAACTGGAGCCGTTGGTGCGGGATGCGGTCAAGCCGGAGGTCCGGGGAGACGCCTTGGCCTATGAGCCCTGGAGACCCCTGACGCAAGGCGAGTTCGACGGCCTGACCCTGCGCGAGAAGGCCCGTCACCTGCGGATCGAGGCCATGGAGCAGCGGAAGGCCGCAGGACCGCAGACGCGCGAGCCTAGCGAGATGCCCGACATCTGGTTCCGGCGCCGGGAGCAGGCGGACAGCCTTGAGGCCGAGGCCGCGAGGTTGGAGCAGATCGCCCGGACAGCGGCGCGGAGCGCGCTGGAGGTGGTGATATGAGCCGACGCCGCAAGCCCCACGACCCCGCCGCCGCTGAACGCGAGCGCGCCGCCACCAAGGCCGAGGTTGAGCGCCTCGCCGGGATGGGCGCCGAAGTGAACCTCGGACCGGACGGCAAGATCCGCAGCGCCTGGCGCTCCAACGTCTTCACCGTCCTCTTGCGCTCGGGCTCGATCACGCCGAACCACCACGCCGCCGCCATGCGCCTTGCCGAGACTTGGGCCACATGGCGAGGGCTCTCGGGGGCAACGGGACGCACGGAGTTCGTCGACGGCGGGTCTGGCTCTGCCGAACTGGTGACGGATCGGATGCTGATGGCTGGCCGGCAGGTGGAACGCACCCTCGCCGGTGTTGGGCCGATGGATGAGGCGCTGCTGATCGCGTTTATGGTGGCCACGGTCGAGGAAGACCGGCCTATGGCATGGCGAGGCATCGTGGAGCGGGTATCAGGCGTGACGGGCAGGGATGCCCAGCCGGCGATTGTGCGGGCGGCGCTAGAGAACCTGAGGCGGGTTTATGAGGCCCCTGTGAGGGCGAGGGAGGTAGCATGAGTGACTGGATCGAGTGGAAGGGTGGCGAGTGCCCTGTGGCGCCGGACACGATGGTCGAGGTGCGGTACCGCAGCGCTATATTGCCCATTTCGGGCCCTGACTTGGCGCGTCGCGACGACTGGCGCTGGGAGCCCCCTCAACAGGGGCTCGCCGGCTCCTTTGATATCGTCGCCTACCGCGTCATCGGCCAAGAGCACAAACCCGACATGGTCAACAGCCCCCCGCACTACACCGACGGCGGGATCGAGGCCATCGACTACATCGAGGCGAAGCTGGGGCCTGACGGCTTCCGGTCCTACTGCGTCGGCAACGCGCTGAAATACATCAGCCGGGCCGGGAAGAAGGCCGACCTGAAGCAGGATCTGTCCAAGGCCATCTGGTATCTGAGGAGAGCGGGCGGTGAGTGACTGGATCAAGCACGACGGCGGACCCCAGCCGGTCGCGGATGACGTTTGGGTGGAGAGGCTTGATGGAGGCTTTGGGCTTGCAGGCTTTATGCCTTCATGGAACTGGAGCAAGTCAACCTCCTACCGCATCCTCAACCAGCACCTGATCGACGCCGCCCTGAGACGGGGCATTGAACTAGGGCTGGAGGCTGCGGCGAACGCGATAGCAGAGAAGCAGGACCAAGACCTGCGCGAGATATTGAACATCGACCCCGAGACCATCGCTCGCGAGGCCCAGGATATGGGAAGCGGAAAGGAAACGACATGAAAACTTCTGAATTTCTTGGCCAATTTAGCCACCAATACAACTGGCCCGACCTTTTCTTGGGAGTGGTCCTCTACGACAACAGCCTGCTTCATGAACACGAATGGCTGCAAATCCGACCCGAGATGTTTCAGCGCCCTGTTCATCAAAAACTGTGGGCGGTGATGGCGCCCGCAGGAGCCGAAGGAAAATTGGTCTGCCCGATCTGGCTTTCGCAAGAAATGAGCGATGATCCGGATTTTGAGGCAGCGGGCGGCGTCCGCTACTTGGCGGACCTCGTTGATGCGGGCTCGGAAGTTCGCGACCTACAGAAAGGCCTGTTGGACGCGGTGAGCCAAATGTTGCGCGGCAGACCCGCTTGACAAATCACCGGGCGCGAAGCACGCTCCATCCTTAGAGGCGCGAATTGCGCCTTTTCCATTTCTGCTCCCCCGCGCGGGAAGCCGGCTGGCGACTGGTGCAACGGCCGGAGAGGGTCGGGTGCGCGAAAGGCCCGGCCCTCTACTGCGGCACACCACCCGGCGGCAGGCTTCCGGCAAGCAGCATCTCGACGGCCAGGGAGACAGGCCCGCTGATCTTGGTCTTGCCGCGCTCGTAATCGCGGATGGACTCCCCGGGGTCCCTGCCACCAAGGCGCAGGACCCGGCCCATCTCGGAGGCCTTCAGCGGACGCCCCAGCCCCCACATGAGGCCGAGGGTCGCCCGGGCAGAGTAGAGGTCAGCGGGGGTCATTCGTCCGCTTCCGCTTCCGCCTGCGAGATCATGGCGTCGTAGTCGGCCTGGGGCATGGCCTCGGCCTTCCAGCTGGCCCCGCCGTCGGCCACGCGGACAACCTCGGCCAGGATCTCCGCCCGGGCGTCGGCCTCGGTGCCATAAGTGCCGATCCGGGTCGCGGTCCAGGGCTTATTGGCGACTTGCTGGCGGGTCCAGAGGGCCCAGAAGTCGCCCGCGGTATCGGCCCGGATCTCCCACTCCTGGGAGTCGGTCGAGAGGATTTCGTCGGCGGCGTTCTCGATCGTCAGGTCGCGGGCGATCAATTCCCCGCCTTGGTCCACTACTGCGTAAAGCATGAAAGTCTGTCCTCGTCAGGTGGGGCGTTGCCCCGGGGTTGATGACTACATAATACGGATTTTATCCGGGCCGTCAACACCTAATGGGGATTATTTCCGTAAAAGTTTCGAGCCCACTACGGACATCACCCTTCGGCCCCGACATCGCATCAAACGCCAATCACCCTGACCCGTAAGCGATAGTCGCGGGCCGATCCCATCCGCATCGACGCCAGGAAGCCCTCGGGTCTGGTGAGTGAGGCGCTATGACCGACGCCACTAAACTAGTGACGAGAAAGCCCCCGGCTGCTGGCAAGGGCAGGCCTAAGGGCTCCCAGAACAAGGCGACCAAGGCGCTGAAGGACATGATCCTGGGCGCGCTGGATGATGCCGGCGGACAGGACTACCTCCGTCGCCAGTCCATCGAGAACCCCACGGCGTTCATGACGCTGAGATGGCGATTGAACTTCCGGCCGGTTGGGCGCCGCGAGGCTACCAAAAGAAGCTCTGGCAGTATCTGGAGCACGGCGGCAAGCGAGCTGATGTCGCTGCGCATCGGCGCTGGGGCAAAGATGACATCGCGCTTAACCGGGCGGCCTGTGCGGCCTTTGAGCGTGTCGGGACCTACTGGCATATGCTGCCCGAAGCGGCGCAGGCCCGTAAGGCCATCTGGGACGCCATCAACCCGCACACTGGCCGCCGACGGATAGACGAGGCCTTCCCCAAGGAACTGCGGGCCAACACCCGCGAGCAGGACATGCTGATCCGGTTCGTGAACGGGTCAACCTGGCAGGTTCTCGGATCTGACAATTACGACTCCCTCGTGGGCTCGCCTCCGGTCGGCGTGGTGTTCTCTGAATGGGCCTTGGCCAAGCCGGATGCCTGGACCTACACCCGCCCGATCCTCGCCGAAAACGGCGGCTGGGCCTTGTTCATCTGGACGCCTCGCGGTCGGAACCATGCGACGCGGGCCTTTGAGGCGCGAGAGCATGACCCGACGTGGTTCACCCTTCGCTCGCCGGCCACTGAGACGGACGTGTTCAGCGCGGAGCAGCTGGCCAAGGAAAAGGCCGAGCTGATTAGCGAGACGGGCTCTGAGGAAGAGGGATCAGCCAAGTACGCCTCGGAATACATGGTGGACTTCAACGCCGCCGTGCCGGGTAGCTATTACGGCTCACTGATGACGAAGGCCCAGGTCGATGGCCGCATCTGCCGCGTTCCGTATGATCCCAGCCTGAAGGTGGAAACCTCGTGGGACCTGGGGATCTCGGACTACACGACCATCTGGTTCTTTCAGCAGGTCGGGCGCGAGGTTCGGGCCATCGACTACTACGAGGTCGGCGGCGAGGGGCTTCAGACCATCGTCAAGAACGCCATAGCCGATAAGCCCTACGTCTACGGCAACCACTACCTGCCCCATGACGTGAAGGTCAGGGAGTTGGGCAACGGCGGCAAGTCGCGGCTTGAGACGCTGGAGGGCCTCGGGGTCAGGAACATTCAAGTGGGTGTTCCGGCGGAACCGGAGGACCGGGTCAACGCTGCGCGCAGCATCATCCCGATCACCTGGTTCGACGCTGAGAAGTGCGCGGTCGGTCTGGACCGGCTCAAGAACTACCGGAAGGCATGGAACAAGCAGCGGTCGATCTACACCGGCCCGCTCCATGATGAGAACAGCCACGGGGCAGACGCCTTCGGGGAGTTTGCGGTCAACCGCCAGCTTGTGACCCTTCGCAGGCCTGCGGCCGTTCACCACACACAGGGAGGCTGGATGTCATGAGTAAGGCCGACCTGCTGAAAGAGGCCCTCGAAGGCTTTGAGAAGACTGCCGAACACGACGCCCACAACCGCAAGGCGTGGGAAGACGACGTTGACTTCTCCCTTATGGAGAACCAGTGGCCTGAGCGGGTGCGCCGGGACCGGGAACTTGAGGGCCGGCCCTGCCTGACGGTCAACAAACTCGTCAGCATGGGCCGCCAGGTCGTCAACGACGCCCGCCGCAACAAGCCCGGCATCCGCATCATGCCGGTGGACAGCGAGGCCGACCCCGAGACGGCGGAAGTCCTCAACGGCCTGATCCGCAACATCGAGCAGTCGTCCAATGCCGAGGTGGCTTACGACACGGCTCTTGAACACGCGGTGTTCGGCGGCTTCGGCTTTTTCCGCATCAACACCCGCTATACCTCCGACGACACCTTCGACCAGGACGTGGTGATCGAGCGCGTCCCGAACCCTCTGGCGGTGTATCCGGATTGCTACTCGACGGCGGCGGACAGTTCGGACTGGAACTACTGCTACATCACCGACCAGATGGCGAAGGCGGCCTTCAAGAAGGCCTATCCCGGCGCGGAAGAGGTCGATTGGGAAGGCGAGGCCTGGCGCGGCGTAGGCGCTCCGTGGATGGACGGCGATTACGTCCAGGTCGCGGAATACTGGGTTCGGGATAAGGTCAAGCGGACAATCCTCCTGCTGACGGACGGCTCCGTGGTCCCGGTGGAGGACTACGAGGCCAACAAGCCGGCGTTCGACCTGAAAGGCGTGGGCGTTCAAGGCTCGCGGGACGTGGACAGCCATCGGGTCCGCCAGCACATCATGAGCGGGGCCGAAGTCCTCGACACGGTGGAATGGGCCGGGCGGTATATCCCGATCATCCCGGTCTATGGCGCCGAGATCAATTTCAAGGGCAAGAGGCACTTCCGCAGCCTGATCCGTGGGGCGAAGGACGCCCAGCGGATGTTTAACTACTGGCGGACCACCTCGACGGAGCTGGTCGCCCTGGCCCCCAAGGCCCCGTTCATCGGGCGCAAGGGTGCGTTCGAGACCGACGCGGCCAAGTGGGCGACGGCGAACGTCCAGAGCCATGCGTTCATCGAGTTCGACGGCCCCGAGGCTCCCCAGCGCCAGCCGTTCTCCGGTGTGCCGGCGGGCGCGCTGCAGGAGGCCCTGAACGCCTCTGACGACATCAAGTCCGTGATCGGGATGTTTGACGCCAGCATGGGCGCGCGGTCGAACGAGACGAGCGGCAAGGCTATCGTCGCCCGGCAGATGGAGGCGGACAACGCGACGTTCCACTTCATCGACAACCTCTCGCGGGCCATTCGCCACGCGGGCCGGGTGCTGATCGACCTCATTCCGCAGGTCTACTCCGTCCCTCGCGTGATCCGCGTCCTGGGCGAAGACGGCGAAAGCGAGATGAAGGCCGTCAACCAGCCGGTGCAGGAGCAGGAGCGCGATCCGCTGACCGAGGAAGTCCGCGAGATCACCAAGATCTACGACCTGACCTCCGGCCGCTACGACCTCACCGTTTCGGCCGGCCCGTCCTTCGCTTCGCTGCGACAGGAAGCGGCGAGCCAGATGATCGAACTCATCCGCGCCTATCCGCAGGCGGCTCCGGTGATCGGCGACCTGTTGGTGAAGAACCTGGACTGGCCGGGCGCGGAGGAGATCGCCGAGCGGATGCGCAAGGCCGCAGGGTTGGGCGAGGACGGCGAAGACGCCGGTCCCGACCCGCAGGCCATGCAGGTGGTCCAGCAGTATCAGAGCGCCTTGCAGGAGATGCAGGCCAGGTACCAGGCGCTTGAGGATGACAAGAGCCTAGAAGCCCGGAAACTCGACATCGCGGCCTTCGAAGCTGAGACCAAGCGCATCAGCGCGATGGCCCGCGAAACCAGACTGCCCGCCGGTCTCTACGACGCCGGCTGACAGAGCCCGGCCCGCCGTGAGGCGCGCCTTTCCCTTAGATGGACCCCTACCCCATGACAGAAGACGCGACCAATCCGGTCGACGTTGAGGATGATGCCATCCTTGACGCTCCGGAAGTCGACGCTGAGTCCTACAGCGACGACGACACCCAAGCGGAAACCGAGGGAGCCGAAGACGGCCAACCGGAGGACGACGCCGAGGACGTTGACTACGAGGGCGCGAAATACCGCGTCCCCAAGGTGCTGAAGGACGCGCTGCTGCGGCAGGCGGACTACACCCGGAAGACCCAGGAACTCGCCGACCAGAGGCGGACTGTCGAGCAGCACTTCACGTCGCTGAACCAACAGGCCGAACTCCAGCAGGCGACCCTCGAACACCGGGTGAACCTGCGGGCTGTAGAGCAGCAGATCCAGCAGTTCCAGAACACCGACTGGCAGGCCTACTCGGCCAACTACGGTGCGGACGCCACGGCTTCGGCCATGGCCTCCTGGCAGCAATACAGGGACGCGAAAGCCGAACTGGAAGGCGCCATAGAGAAGACCGAGACGGAAGTGCAGCAGATCAGCGAGCGGTCTACCGCCAACGCTATCGCTGAAGCCGAGAAGGTTCTCTCGCGCGAGATCGAAGGCTGGTCTTCGGAACTGGTCACGACGCTTGCGGGATACGCTGCCGAGAACTTCGGCATCACCCCGCAGGAGCTTCGGGACAGTGTGGTCAACCCGGACGGCACGGCGGACACCCGGACCTTCAAGGTCTTGGCGCGTCTGCACAAGGCCGAGACGGAGCTGGCGCATCTGAAGGCCCAGACCACCAAGGCGCAGCAAGCGGCCAAACAGGCAGCAGTCACCCCCGCCAAGGCCGTGGGCCAGCGGGCAGGCGGGTACAAGCCCGGCCTCGATGACAGCCTGCCCGCCGACGAATGGCTGCGCCGTCGCAACGCGCAAGTGGCAAAAGCCGCCGCGCGCTAAACCCCAACATCACGGCCCGTCGAGATGACGCGCCTTTCCATGAAGGACACACACCGTGCCCAACGCTCTCCTTACCCCCACAGCGGTGACCCGCGAGGCTCTCCGCGTCCTCCACCAGAAGCTGAACTTCGTCGGCTCTATCGTCCGGGAATATGACGACTCGTT